CTTCTTGATATGGTAGGGCTTACCCTCCATGATCGACTGCAAGCACATGATCTTAGTAGCGTTAAGATCACACTCGTCCAAGATTAAAATTGCACCACGACGCATCGCAGTTAGGACAGGACCTTCACGATAGACGATTGACCCATCGACAAGAGTGTTACCACCAACGAGATCATCCTCGTCAGTCTCTTCCGTAATGTTAACACGGATACACTCGCGCTTCAGTTTGGCACAAGCCTGTTCGATTGATAGAGTCTTACCGTTACCGGACAAGCCAGTAATGAAGACAGGATAAAAGATCTTCGAGTCGATGATCTTAGCGATACGAGAGAACGGACCAAACTCAACGTAGGTCGCATCCTTCGATGGAATAAGATTCTCTACAAGAGCGGCAAGGTTCTGCTTACGGTTGATTGGAGTCACCGTAGCAACCATTGCAACAGCCTGATCAGGTTCGACTTGGGTATTCGCAAACATTGATGGCTCAAGGTCAACAGGGCCAAGTTTCTCTCGCCTGGAGGGCTTCGAGATAGAAGCAGTGGTCGAATAGGAACCTCGACCAACATTTCGGCTCTTGTCATTCAAGAACCAATACGGGATGGGGAACGCTTTTTCGCTAGCAAGCTCAAGAACCTGCGAGCGACTAACAGTCTGACCAAACCGAACGGTCAGATCATCTACAAACTGACGCTTGGCGTTAGCGTCATAGAATCCAGTCTTCGACATAACAAATGTACCTCTTTTTACGGTAGGAGCATTATCCAACAATCTACGGGTCTAGGCAACTGGGTTTTCATGTGATTTAGTAAAATCGTTATGAATCAACAAGTTATAGACCCTTAGAAATCAATAGGTTAGGCTGCCTCAGCGAGAGCCTTACCAAAGTGAACAAGAAGGATTCGGTTCAACTGTCTCTTAGTCTGCTTGTCGATGAATCCCTTGGTCAAGCTCTTATTAGAGACATTACCGTTATGACGCTTGCTCAATGAATCAAACCACTGATCATCATCCTCGTGATCATTGATCGTGCCAGTACTTGAGATGTAGAAGTAGTCATTGAAACCGTATGTGGTCGAATGTAAGAACTTATCTCGACGATACTTTGACTTCAAGAAACTATGATGTGCTTTCCAGTCACCAGGAGTAGTAGATTTAGCGCTAGTGTCGTGGCTGGTTGCATTATAAAGGAACGATAAGCCATCGGCCAAGTAGTAGCCAATGTAACGAGCACCAGTTACTTTACGAGCGATCTTTAGCATATGGTAGGTTGAGAAACCAGCGCGACACTCACCGGGCTTAATGACATACCGAGTACCGCTATGATGGGTAACCAAACTTGCAGTCTTACAATCACGATTGATATACCCATCACGCATACCATACTGACCACGTTCGCCATGATAGCGAATGTTATTAGCATGGTCATCTTCACCATCAGTTAAGAAGATGTTAACCATGTTCTCGATGTTATACTTGGCTACAAACTCATTACTGATCTGTTGGGAGAGGATGATAGCCTCATTCAACGGAGTGGCAGAAAGCTGCTCACCAACTTTCTTGAGATCAAGACTCCAATACAACTGCTCGGCACGAGCCTGGGCATCACCAGTAATATTACCACGTCTGTGGAGACCACAGTAGGCTTCATAGTAACACTTTAGCATCAAAATGTTATTGAACGCAGTCTTATAGTCACGAGCATTGAGTTCGCTAGAGATGTACTCTTTCAGGTGAAAGTTATGCTTGATCTGAATTGCACCAGGCTTACAATCGCTTTGTTCCAAGGCAAAGCCAGAAACAATGTGCTCGCGAATAAAGTGCAATGAGGTTTCCCCGTCTGAGAAACCATAAACGCGGAAAGGAATGTTAACCTTTTTACAAAACTCAGAAAGAATAAGAACCTGGTTGAATACACCACCAATGACGTTTGCCATTGAACCAGAGAGGTCCACGTACATAATCATACCGTGGTTCTTGCCTTCAGGGAAGCTCATTACTCGCTTGAATATGTCATCAGAGAGGCGGTACTTATGCAACCGAGCCACATCGATCTTACCAGTCTTAGAGACCTTACCGCGATTTAACATACGAGCGTTCTTACGCATCTCAAATTCCTTAATCAGGAAGTTGATATATGCCATGTTATCGTTACGATAGTCAGTCAGCGCTTGGTTGGTAAACTGATCGTAAGAACTATACGGAAGTCTCTGAGGAACAATGCGCTTGTTCTTGTTAGTTTCGATGTATTCATTGAACATTGTACGAGCGCCAAGATCAATAAGTGGACTCAGCTTACTAGCAGATATCACATAGTTATCAAGATTGTATTTACCAATCGTGATTGAAGCAGAGCCAGTATCATAGTTGTAGTGATCATTCTTCTTGGCGTTGGCAAACATCTCGCTTTCCTTCTTACGAAAAGTTTGATCAGTTTGAGAAGGCGCAACGGACTCACTATTATCACCGGCGTCTGAATCATCCTTGTCGTCAGAAGAATTGCTCTCCTGGTCCTCTTCGCTCTCAGAGTCGCCTTCCTGTGAGCTGCCTTTCTCATCAGAACGCTCACCAGCAGGTGAGTCTGACTTCTTGCCATCAAGCGGATTATTTTGAGAGTTAGGTTTGGCAGCACCCTCTTCCTGCTTCTTGTTCTTCTTGCCCTGGCGACCAATCAGCTTTTTGGCAAACGCAACGACTTCATCCCAGGTCTCGAGCGAGTAGGCCTCTTCAACAAGAGTCTTCTCTTCATCATCGAAGTCGACAAGAACATAGGCACCAACCTTCGCCTCGACATTCAACTTATCGATGAAGTCCATCGTGTTGACTCGAGCCTGAAGATTTTCACCAAAGAAGTTCTGGTTGACGAGTTTCTTATACGCATTGGCGAATGATCGACGGAGGCCAGGATACTCAGCCTTGATCTTACGCTCAATGCGGATGTCTTCGATCACGTTGAGATAGGTCTTCAACGTATCGTTCATCTCACCATTCTCCATGATAGCAGAATGGAACCCCTCAGCAGGAGTCTCACGAGCGTGACCAACCTCATGGCCTTCGAAAAGGTCAAGAAGATCTTCGTCAAGATTTGGGATGAGGGGGATGTGAATCGTTCGGCTCTTCAGATCGAAGAACGCGGTTGGATACTTGGCCGAGTACTGAACAGACAAGTTCTCGGTCGCCAGTAGTCGTGCAAGAGCAGACTTCTCGTTAAGTTTGGTGTTCAACATATGCGTCCACTATACAGAAATCCGTAGGAAAGACAACACTAAGAATCAGGGAGTTATAACCCCTTGATTTATAAGGAACTGTAACTTATTGATTTTATTAGTTAAAGTCAAACTTACCAAACTTGGCGACAACAGAAGGCTCATATTCGGTGCTATAACTAGAGCCAGGAGCATCCATAATATTACTCTGAGCACTACCCTCTACATCATACAATTTCATCTTGGCCTTATCAACTCCGACAACAAATCGTTTATACTTTGTTGGATCACTATAACGATTCTTCAACTGCTTAACCATAATCTGATTCAGCTTATCCAACTCTTCAGTGGCAATCAGAGCGAACATAATATCAGCAGTCGCAGGAAGACCAAACGACTCAGAAGTATCTTCTAGTCCAACGTCAGTGTTGGTATAACCAGTTCTATTCGTCTGAGTAGCAGAGACAATAGGAACATCAAACTCTACTCCTAGGCCTCTTAACTCTTCAGCAATAGCCTTAACATAGGTGTAAGAGTTAACATTGGCACCAGCCTTCAATCTAGATGAACTACAAATATTTAAGTAGTCGATATAGATGATATCAGGCTTGAAGTTTCTCTTCAACCTCAGCTCATTTAGTAGATGTCTAAAGTTTGCACTACCAGCAGACGCAGTAGGATACTCTTTAATGATTAGCTTACCAGTAGTCTTATTTCTAAACCTATCAATCTTCTTCTGATAGGCTTCCTTTGTAAGGACAGCAAGCTCATCTAGAGTAACATCTAGAAGATTAGCATCGATTCTTTCAGCAATCTTCTCTTCAGCCATTTCCATCGTAATGTATAAAACATTCTGGCCAGAGGATAGGTTATGGGCAGCCATATGGCACATCGCCAACGACTTACCAACACCAGTACCAGCCAAGATAATGTTTAGGGTCTTACGAGGAAGGCCGCCCTTAGTAATCTTATTCAAGAACTCAATATCGAAAGGAATTCTCTTCTCTTTCTTGTGGTAGTTATCAAACCGACTATTAGAGTCTTCTAGGAAGTCATGGCCAATGTTTTGGTCAAATGACACACCAAGAGCATCGGAAAGTAGTTTTGGTATTGCACCTCTACTTTGCTGCTCTTTCTTATCATCCATAATCTTGATTGAATCCATAATGGCATTATATATTGCCTTATCCTGACAAAACTTCTCAGTATTGTCTAACAGCCACTGTTCGTCGACTGTTGGATTCATTCCTATTAGTTTGATACACTCCTTGGCTTGTTCGTAGGTGGTCTGGTTCAAGCCTTTGAGTTCATCGAGGTCGACACTAAGGACGGCCTTATTAGGTGTCTTATTATACTTCTCTACAAATTGCTTAACAAGCTCAAAGACAACCTTCTGACCTTCATCAGAAAAGTAATCTTTCTTTAGGAATGGAAGAGTCTTTCTGGCAAACTCCCCTTCTTGAACTAATGCAGAGATAATATAATTTTCAATCATACAATTTCTTCTACTATACCCAAAATTTCAGCAACAATCAACAATAGGCCAGCCATTACTACATACTGTCCAACAAGGACAGCGCCAGCTAGAATACGAAGACTACTCTTCGCCAGACTCCACCTCAAGTGATTCTTCGGGTCCGGATGCTCCATAACTAAACTCCTTCTTTGCAGCTTCATCAATAGCCTTCAGTACTTCATCTGTATAATACTTCTCGGGGTCTTCAAGAATGTTCTTACCAAAGACCTTAGATCCATCTGGCATCTCATATCGAGTAGATA